ACGTTGCCGTTGCCATCGATCGTGACACGTGAACCATTCGCGTGGATGATGTTGATGTATTCGTCTGAAGTGTTTTTGCCGGACATTGCGATGTGAGAGCCACCATAACGTGTTTCCCATACAGAAGTATCCTTACCTCCTGGTGGTGGGATACCTGGTTCATCAACTGTATGGCCACTGGCAGTCGCTCCAGATCTTCTAGCTACTGACCCAGCCAATGCAGGAGAGAACTCATAGTTTTCACCATTGATCGCAGATGGCATCGCAGGGTTACCATAGTTACTTACTACGTCTTGAGAAGGAGCGAGGTACGGGTTTTCACCTTCAATCGGAGGCTGTGGTTCTGTGCCGGCAAATTGTTGCAAGAGAGATGATGCGTTGTTAACACGCGATTGTCTACTTCCGCCACCATTGATTTCATAAAGTTCATCGAATATCGCAGCAGATTCTGCAGCACTCGTGCTTGACTTAATTCCAGTGTAAGCTCTCAAAGGTTTAGTGGATGCACCTGGAATTGGATTGGTGAATTCATACATGACAAAGTCAAGTTGCTGATCAAGCGTAGCAAGATCAGGGGTTGTGCCATATAGTTCAACGAACTTATTAGTTCTTACTCCACGCCATTGTGCAATACCTCTCGCCCCGTCGCCCCCGCCCGCGGGATTATAAAGACTGTCTAAGTTTGGGCCAGATTCTTGCTGAAGGTTGCCAACGATACCTGCTGCTTGTTCAGGCGTAAATCCTTTGTTGATGAAGTACTGGTAAGCATACTTCGAGCGATCAGTACCACCTACACCATCACCTGATGCACCAGGGGTACCGTCCGGATTATACGACTCTGGGTTATAGTTCGGGTTTGAAGATGGCGCTGAGAACTTAGCGCTGTTGATCGTACCAATGACGATAGGATGCTGTGCATCACGGCCATCGAGGAAGAATCCAATAACCAAGTCGCCAAGATCTGGAATGCTTGAGAACTTACTGTCGCGGACTACGTGAGCCCAAGGAAGATCTTCGGTCAGTACTGTACCATCTGCGAAAGGAGGATGGAATCCAAACGCTCTTACTCGAATACGACCATTCAGTTCGTCTGAGTTATCCTCGACGAATCCCATGAACCATATAAGACTTTCAAATCCATTTTCACCAATCATTCGCCAATACCGCCTCTCGATATAATCAACTTCTGTTTATATGTATTGCCTTCAAAAACGTTCTCAACTGACTCAATGATATACCGACCACTTCTTTCAGTATCCGGTTCAGTAGCATTTCCATTGATGTTAGTATTAACTAATTTAGTTAAATTCAACTCAATGATGTCACCTGCAAACAGAGTGTTTCTACCATATATCATCACACTCGCTTTATTCTTATTATAGTGATAGAAGTAGGTGGTCTTCACATTATGTAAGTCTGCGTAGTTTCTGTCGGGTGACACGTTAGTACCACCTGGAGCACCAGTTGAAGCATAGTCTTTGATCACAAATCTCTCACGAGGCTTGTTGATTCTCGACTCAACGAATGATTGTTCATGTGGAAACTTTACGCCTTCTTCTGAGTATTCAAAATGGTTGTAATCCTTTTTAGTAACCGTGCCATTGATTACATCGACTTCAATCGTAGACTTATAATACGCGCCTTGATTGATGTCGTCAACAGTATCGGTTTTAATGCCAAAGTTCACATCAATCAACTCGTACATCGCTTGCTGTTGTCTTTCAGCACTTTTATCAGGAGCGTAGTTACGTGAAAAGATTGGAATAGACTTCCCTCGTCCTAATCCTGCACCTGCAGCTAATCCTGGATCGGCAGCACCAGCGCCATAACCAATACCACCTGTTGCTACAGCACTAGCAATATATTCGTTAGTAGCGAAGTAGTACTTTTCACGGTTCTCGAAGAAGCGGTATGACTGGCTTTTGCTCGTAGCTGAAAACGCTTTTCGCGAAAAGAAAAACATCGTCTGTTCAGGCGTGTATCGTGGAATAACGAAAGTCTGTTGGCCAACAGTTGACTCGACCACAAACTCTTTTACCTTTAAGCCACCTGCTGATCTGAACAACGCGTCTTCTTTCAATGGTCGTGCGTAATATTCATTGTACACAGTATTTGCGAACATACCAATCGTGTCAAGCTTATAAGACTTTGCGACTCGAAAGTTTTCAGAGTACACCTTCGCAACCGATACAAAGTTGAGTGTGAATTTGATCAAATCTGGTGAACTATCTTTTGCTGGTCCTACGTCAGTGATTGAGTACACAAAGAACTGATGTTCGAGAACCTCGCCGAAGTAGTCTTCATACTCCACAGTAAGAAGTTCTTCACCTTTGATGTTATGAGTAGTGATCAGATCGTTTGAGTCATAAATAATCGCTTGACCACGAACACTACCCGACGACATCGACTCAACGATGTTGAACGTATGCATAACCATTTTCAGGTCAAGTGTATGACCATCCTGAAATGTAAGCGTAAATGACTTTAGACCGTAGTGTCCGGCCTGCTTTAGATCACTATCAGACATTGATAACCTTCTTCAAATCGTTTTGAAGTTGCATCGCATAGTTCTTGTTGATTAAGTAGATATGTCGCCAGTCTTCATTCTTCTCGATCTCATAATCATACACTCTTACAACGTTCCAATCGTTGATATTTACGCTACATCACCATAAAGGTATGTGTCGAGATTGATTTTAATATCTGAGTTGCTAACATGATATGCATAACTTACATTAGATGTAATTGCTGTGCTAGTTACATACACTGGAACGTTGCGTTCAATTGTTCCATCGCCAGCTGTCGTTAGATCTAACGCAGTTCCAGCAATTGCGTTCGCAGCAGATGATGCTAGTTTAATCGTGTTCTGATCAACGAAGATAACGTAGTACGTGTTCGATGAAGACAGCGGTAGAGTTGAAGCAAGACCTTTAGTGTATATGACCGGATCTGTGTTGCTCAACTTATGCATGCTTAGCGTAATCGTGTTGTTTGTAACATTAACGTTACTGCTACTAAAAGACATCGTGCTTGATGCATACTTCTTTAAGAGCGTCTGATAAAGATTGTCGTCGTTCATTGGCCACTGTGAATACGGATCAATGATGTTATTCGCCAAATAGACTAACCACACTTTATCCTGATCGCCGTAGTAGTAATAAGCTACATCTTCAGGTCTCTCGTCTTCTTTTACCGTGTAAGGCAGAATAGCATATGGATCAGTTGCTAATAGCTCCATGATCTTTGCTTTACGCGTGATGTCGGTGACTAGTCGATTATCATACACCGTCTTAGGAAATACTTTGAAATAGTTTGACATATTATGCTCCAGTGTCAAAGTCGTCAGCGGTGTGAATCTTAGATTCAATGAGCGATAATGCTAAGGTGATAGCAACAGGTTTTGATCCTGCTTCGCCTGCAAACATCGCGTTCCCATGTGGCGAGTAGTCTATACCTATTTGTGTTACCATACATGTTTTGAATCGATAGTAGTACGATTCATCTAGACCGACAAACGACACGTCAACAACGTTTGGATAACGAAGTAACACACGATCAAGTGCAGTACCAGACGTTGAACCACCTAGGCCCTGATAAGAAGGAAGCGCATTACGTTTGAAGGTTTTGATCACGTCACGTAGAACTCTGCCTTCAGACTCACTCTTTGGTGATAGCGTCCATGTAAAGTCATGTGATCTTACGTTGATGCCTTCAAACATGAGTGCGGTGTGCGGGTTGTACGCTGTGCCAGATGCAACTGCTATGCCAGAACCAATTGCCTGACTTCCTGCAGCACCGGCAATTGCACCACCTATACCATTGCCAAACACTTTACCGACTGCAGCAGCAGCTGCTGTAGCAAGACCACTCTGAAGCATGAAGTTAGTCGCTGCAGCTGGATCTGAGATAAGTGCACCTGTAGCGGTGTTTGAAAACGCATCGACTATTTTGCCAATGTTAACATTACCTGCCATAGCATCACCAACTAACGCACCACCAAGGCCGATCTGCTCAGCTTTGATGTTGATGCTGTATGATTCTTGGAATCCAGTAGGTAGCGGTAACATGATCGAACCAATTGCTTCACTTGATATATTCCCATTCCCACCAAACGTGTATTTGCTGAAAGTGAAACGCATTCCAACGTTACCTATATCCTTTGGAAAGGCTAGGCTTTGGATCTGGCCATTTGTTTTGTTAGTCCCAACCACTTGCTCAGTGTTCTGCCATAACCTTGCATCAGTCATATCGTAGACCTCTATAAATATCTGTTTAAGGTATTTATACTGTAAGTCATGGCTACATATTATCAAGGTAAGTTCAAACCCAAGAACCCGCAAAAATATAAAGGTGACCCAACGAACATCATCTATCGTTCAGGTTGGGAACTAAAGCTATTCAATTATCTTGATCAACATCCAAACGTACAAAAATGGTCAAGCGAAGAATTCTTTATTCCATACATCTCACCGATAGATGGCAAATGGCATAGGTACTTTCCTGACGTTTATGTAGAACAGATAAATACAGATGGAAAGAAACAAATAATCTTAATCGAAGTGAAACCTGACGCTCAAACACGCCCACCAGTGTTACAGAATCGTCTTACTTCAAATGGTAACATCAGCCGACGTTATCTGAACGAAGTAAAGACATGGGGCACGAATGAAGCAAAGTGGAAAGCTGCCCGCGAGTTTTGCGTTGATAGAGGTTGGACGTTTCAAATCTTGACTGAGAAACAACTGTTCGGAAAGTAACATGACAATCATCTTTGACGACGTTTTAACAAAAGGTGTTCGTGCTGGACAAATGCCCGCGCGAACTGAAGACGCACGAAAGTGGTATCGCGACACAGCACAGTCATACAAAAGACTCGATGAACGAAAGCTCATGAAGTCAGATGTCGAGCGATTGACAAATAGACCAATGGTTGGATCACTGTACATGTACTATTACGATCCCAAGCATAAAGCTACTCTACCATACTATGATAGGTTCCCATTAGTGTTTCCATACAGAAAAGTTCCTGGTGGTTTCATGGGAATCAACATGCACTATCTTCCACTGCGTCTTAGAGCTAAGCTCATGGACGCGTTGTATGACGTAACGAACAACGACAAGTTCGATGAGACGACCAAGCTTAAGATGAACTACAACGTCTTGAGCAGCGCAGCTAAGTTCAAATATTTTGCCCCATGCGTGAAGCACTATTTGAATGAACATGTTCGTAGCAAATTCCTATATGTATATCCATCTGAGTGGGACATATCACTCTTCCTGCCTCTAGAACGCTTCCAAGGTGCAACAAAGCAACAGGTCTGGGCAGACTCAAAGAAACTCATCGTATAAGGTACCGTTATGGCGTTCAACATCAACGAATTTCAATCACAGATCTCAAGAAGAGGACTCGCAAAGAACAACCTCTTCTTGGCTCGAATCAGTTTGCCAAGTAGCCTAAACTATCTCGAAGAGAACATAACGACTCGTGAGTTAACATT